AGTGATTCGAGGTAGATCATTTGAAAAGTCTTTGGTGCTAGTTGAAGAAGTACAAAACTTTACTATGGAAGAATTAAAAGCTATTACCACGCGTATGGGCGAGAATAGTAAGATGATCCTATCAGGCGATGCTTCACAATCCGATGTGGGTAGTGGCAGCGCTATTATGAAATTTGTTGAGATATGCAACAGGAATGATATTGATATCCCTGTTGTTGAATTTGGTTTAGATGATGTTGTCAGATCAGATATTTGTGGTGATCTTGTTAAGATGTTCTACAGAGAAGGTATTTAATTTAAAGGAGTAACATGGCAGAGCAAATACAAAATTTAGGGCAAGGAGGTTTGAATACAGATCTCCCTGCCATGTTAGTTCCTATGAACACATTCACCGACTGTTTGAATGTAAGGTTCAATAACAATGCAGTGCAAACAATTACAGGAGAAGCTCTTGGTAGATCTTCTTTTATAGCCCCTCCTAACTTTGGAGTCCATTGGAGACGACCTGATCAAGGCTACAATATTTTTATCAAGGATGGTAATGCCGTAAAGATTGATGCTGCAGGTAACTCGTCCAGTATGTTGGCTTCCTCTGATTCTCAATACGCAAACAGTCGTTGGCAGTCTACTTTGTTTAATGGTGGATTCAGTGTTGTCATTAACAATGGTAAGTCAACACCTTTGTATTGCTTATATGGTGATTCTGTAGCAGGTAATTCATTCCAACCCCTTCCCGGATGGAACTATGTGTCTGGCTTGACTGTTACTGCTAAGGTGGTACGTGCTCTGAATTACTCTTTGGTGGCAGCTAACTTAACGCTTACACAAGGTATCACAACTACAAGCGCTCCCGGAACCATCCGTATTTCAACACAAGCAGGAACTGGCGCTATACCTACTGTATGGTTACCCGGATTAACTACAGATACTGCAGATGAGTTTGAACTTAGTTCAACCAGCCCAATCCTTGATATGATGGATCTCAAGGGCAATATGTTTGTCTATTCATCTGACAGCATTAACTTGTTGTCTATTGGTGTATCTACTCGTGTAACGCAGTACTCAAAGTCTTATGGCATCTTGAATACAGACTGCGTATGCGAGTATGATGGTAATCACTTTGTTGTGGACAAGAATGATATCTACACACATAACGGCTCAGGTAGTATTCAATCACTTGCTGAGTTTAGAGTCAAAGAATATTTCTTTGGTAACTTAAACAAGAATGCTTTGGACAAAGTATACGTTGTTAAAAATGTTTACAACAAAGAGATCTGGATTTGTTACCCTAAAGGTAGCAGCACAACTTGCTCTGAGGCTCTGATTTATCAGTACAAAAACAATACATGGTCTAAAAGAAGCCTTGTAAACAACACTTATGCTTTTTTAGGGCCAAACAATGTTAGTTCAACTTTTCAATATGCTAAAGAAGTGTTGTATATGACTACGACAACTACTCAGACGTTGATTACAGATGACAACTATTTAATGTGGAATGGTACAGCGCTTGCTTCATACCCCTCCTATGTAGAAAAGAAAAAGCTTAACACCGGCGATGTAACAGGTAGTGTACTTGTTTCTTCCTTATATCCTATATTTGATAAGGTACCTTCTACTTCTAATATTACTATTAGAGTTATTGGTCAAAACAATTATGTAGATGATGTTGATTTATCTGTGGATAATGCAAACTTAAAAGACACTTTTACTTTCCTACCTAATAACGAAAGATCACAGGGTTACAAAGTAGATCCACGCGTTAATGGTCGTGTTTTGAATTACAGAATTACAGCTACAGACTACTGGCGACTTGCCACACTTGCAATAGACGTTCGACAAGCAGACAGGAGATAAAATGATTAACCCACCTATAACAGGTAATGATGATCTTGATCACTTTCTTTACCAAGTATTTTTAGGTAATGCAGACTCCTCAGCTTCCTCTACGGCAAGCTCTGGTACAATGAGCACTGACCCTGTTGAAGGTATTTCTTATAAGTATAGATACATCCATGTGAAATATGCTGATGATACCGTTGGCACTAACATTTCTAATGTACCTACTGACAGGATTTACTGGGGTGTGTTTAACTCAAGTACAACTACCGAGAGTAATAACCCTGCAAACTATACATGGTTTAAGACTACTGGTTTTGGTTCATCCAACTACTTGTACTACTCAAATCTTGGTGGTCGTATTATCAAGTTCTTTGCAGGTAACCCTATTCCTTCTGGTGGTAAATGGTTGATAGATCCGGGGACAGCTATTGACCTAGATGTTCTCACTATTCCAATTACAAACATTAACAATGGTGACTCAACGGTTAGTGGTGCAGCAGCAATGCTTAACGCTTTAACTGGTTCTATTACAGAGTCAGAACTGTATTCAACTCTTGGCTCTCGGATTAACCTTATTGATGCTGCATCATCTGTGGCCGGAAGCGTTAATGCCCGAGTAGCTGCCGAAGCTGCTGCTCGTGTAGCCAATATCAACTCAGTTAACAGTCAGATTGCTACTATCCAAGCGGATGTAGCTACACTATCAAGTACTCCTGACTACAGCAATACAACTACTTACTCAACAGGTTATGTTGTTAAATATAGTGGTAGCTTGTATCGGGCCAGAATGACTACAGTAGGTCACTTACCCACGGACAATACTTACTGGGAAAAGATTGGTGACTACTCCAGCTTGAGTGAAGCAGTAGCTGCTCAGGCAGTTGCTATTACTGATTTGGATACTCGTACTACAGCTAACACAACTGGTTTGGCTGCTGAGGTTACAGCAAGAACATTGCTGGCATCTACTGTAAGTACTAACAATTCTACGTTAACTGCTGCTATCTCCAGTGAAGCTTCAACAAGAGCTACAGCTGATACAGCTAACGCAACTAATATTAGCACTACTGCGGCATTTGCTGCTACTAAATCAAAAACATACAAACAGTCATCAATGCCTACTACTGACATGACTACGGGCGACTTATGGTTTGATACAAGCAATGGTAACAAAGCATATCGATACACAGGCACTGCATGGGAAGTAACAGATGATACACGCATTGCAACTACCGCAGCCGCTGTAACAACCGAGACTTCAGCGCGTATTGCAGCTGACTCTGCTATGGCAAGTCAAATTACAACGTTGAATAGTAATGTATCGACTAATGCAGCAGCTATTTCAACCGAGGCATCTACAAGAGCTACGGCTGATACTGCTTTAAGCAATAGCATTAATGTCCTTAGTTCAACTGTTGGTGGTAAGAACTCTACGTATCGCCAGTCTACTCAACCAACAACAAATTTGGTTTCAGGTGATTTATGGTTTGATACAAGTGACAACAACAAAGCATACCGTTACAATGGTACTTCTTGGGTAGCCACGGATGATACACGCATTGCAACTACCGCAGCTGCCGTTGTTACAGAAGCATCTACTCGCGCCACGGCTGATACGGCCTTGTCAACAAGTATTAGTTCATTGACCTCAACAGTTAATAACAACTTGACAACTACTAACGCAGCTATTGCAAGTGAAGCTTCTACGAGAGCCACAGCCGATACCGCTTTGAGTAACTCAGTAACTACTCTTACAAGTACTGTCACAAACAATGACACTGCAGTTAGAGCATTGATAAGCACAGAGGCATCCACACGGGCTTCAGCTGATACTGCTATGGCCAGCACTATAAGTACTTTGCAATCAACTGTTAACGGCAACACAGCGGCTATATCAACTGAAGCAACTACCCGTGCAACACAGACAGGTGATCTGTATGCCAAGTATACAGTTAAGATTGATACTAATGGCTATGTGTCTGGCTATGGCTTGGCAAGTACTGCCAACAATTCAACACCAACAAGTAGTTTTATTGTCAGAGCAGATAACTTTTCTGTGGCTAGTCCTTCAGGCCCAGGTATTACACCTATCATTCCTTTTGCGGTGACTACAACCACTCAGACTGTTGGTAGCCTGACTATTCCTCCGGGCGTATACATGGATCAAGCGTCTATCAAGTATATTAATGCTGATAAGATTGATACCCGTAACTTAACCATCAGAGATTCTTCCGGTACTATTTTGTTTGGTGCTGGTACTAGTCTCGCCGCCGCGAATATTACACCTGCAGCGGCATGGTTAAATTCTAATATCAGCATCAACAGTAATGGGACATTATCTGGAGCAGGTAGCGGTGCTGTTACTGTCGCAGGATTAGATAACTCTATTCTGAGATCAAGCAACCCAATCAATACCACTAACATTTCTACTTATATAGCAGCAGGCGCTATTGGAACGGCATATATTGGTAACGCAGCTATCACTAACGCTTTGATTGGTAACGCAGCTATTACTACGGCTAAGATTAGTGATGCAGCTATTACTACGGCTAAGATTAATGATGCAGCTATTACTACGGCTAAAATTGGTACTGCTGCAATTACTAATGCAAAGATTGGAACGGCTGAGGTAGGTACATTAACTATTGCTGGTAATGCAGTTACAGTACCCTCAGGAGTTACTAATTATGCATCAACTGCGATTTCAGCTAACCCTGCGGGCGATGGCCCTTCAACATTAGCAACACTTGTTGTGAGTTCTTCCGGTAATCCAACTATTGTTAATATATGCACCGTGTATGTTCCACCAATTGGTCTCGACCCAGGTCTTTTTACCTTCACGTGTGAAGTAAACGTTTTTCTTAAGAGAAACGGAACTACTCTTTTCCAAACGCTAAGCTCAGTTTCTTCTTCTGGAGGATCCTGTAACTTTTTAATTATGGATTACCCTTCTTCCGGAACAAACACTTATACACTGGTTGTTCAAAGTAATAATTACGGGTACATTAATGGCTATAATGTAGCCAGCACAATTACAGCATTAGAGGCCAAACGATAATGATAAGCATATCAATCTATTTAAAAGATAACGGCAGGATTATCAGAACAGTTACTTGTTTGGATGATTTGTTGAGTTTACAATTTGATAATACTATTGAAGATTATGTTGAAGGTATATACCCTGGTAATAATTTTTATATAGCAAATGATCAACCCGTAGAAATACCAGCATCACCTAATAAGTATTGTGTATTTAATTATGACATAAGGCAATGGGTTGATCCCAGAACTAATGATACTCAATGGGTTGTTGTAAGAAATCAACGTGATCAGCTTCTTGCGTCATCTGACTGGACTCAACTCCCTGATGTAACTATTGGAACTAAATCCGCGTGGGCTACTTACAGACAGCAGCTCAGAGACATCACAAACCAACCTGATCCCTTTAACATAACTTGGCCTACATCTCCATGAAAATGCACTTAGCAACCCCTGAAGAAGCTCTTCAACACTGGCCTACCATTGCGCCACTATTAGAGAAAGCAAGGAACACCGGACAAGGTGAGTCTACAATGACTGACTACATGACCAAGATCCTGACA